TGAGCAACATACTTATCTCCAAGAACCTTGATGCCAATCTTTATGATTTCATCAAACAGATTCTTGTCATACTTTTCGTAATCACCTTCATCAATGTTGTGGGCTTTGCAGAAACGACGCCAAAGCTCACCCCATTGGGGGCCATGAACATTAATACCAACGGAACTGGTATGTTTAACAGCATCATTCATGTCGAAGTATGCTTTAAAGAACAATTGGGTTAGAAGATTACCGTCAAAACAGCCTTTTTGAAACAGGCGAGTATTGGCAGTATCAACTTTCTTTTGGGACACGGGTTCACCTTTCAAATTCGAAGTAGGGTAACATTCAAACAGAGGTAAACCATCTTGGAGGCGAGTTGCTTGTTCATGGAGACGTTCAGCAACACGTTCCTTATAGTTCACAAAGAATTCACCATCACGATAATAACTTTCAAAGCAGTCACCTTTTAAGGGCATACCCCAGGAGGGGGTTTCAAAAGGGTAACCTGCAGAGGCAGTCTTATCCATACCATGTTCAAGAATATAGGCAATATCTGTGAACTTGGCGTCAGGGTCGGGGGAACGGAGAAGAATATGGAAAACTTCTTCTATCATCACTTGCTGCTTATAGCTTAACTTAGCAGTACTTGGCGTAGGGTACGTAGCCAAGGCCTTCTGTAAGGGACGAAGGGTGATGATATTGGGGGTCATTTCAGCCTGTAGTTGCTACAGCTCTTCACGTTCAAGCTTCTTTCCATCAAGGAACGAAGTATCTTCAACGAGAGAGGGGAACTTAGCAACAGGGGCGTCCAAGAAATCGGCGAAATCTTGGTAAGGGGCAGGGTGAAGAAGGTTCTTGCGTCTGGAATAGTTCGTATCCATAACGCTAAGTTGACCAACGATCTTCAAGTTTGGGTTGGAAGTAATACATTCATGAGCAATGTCTTGCTTCCCACCATAAAAGGACTGCATGTCAACCCACAGGTCAGTTGTGAGAGGAGTGACACGCTTTTCGGAAGCATTGGTTGTGGTGGTTCCACGGTGGAAACCGAGGATCTTACCAGCAATACGTTCATCAGGAGAAAGAACAATATATGGTAAACCACAACTTCCATTCCTGGTTGGATGAGGAGAATAAGTCACAATATCGAGAGCATCGGAATTGGACATAATACTGTATCCACTAGTAGGGGCATAAGCAAATCCAGTATCATTCTCATAACACAAACCAAGATTGGCAGAGGCAGGGAGCTGACCTTTGAAGAACAACTCGGCATTATTAGTAATGCCGCGAAGAGGCTTTTTGATCTTGAGGGTAACAAAATCAAGTTCTTCATGGACTACGAAATCCTTAACGGAAGGTTCGTAAACCATCACTTCACCTTTATGGAGAAGAGTAGTAATAGTTGCTTTACGCACTTTACAAACATCTTCTTCAGAGGCGAAATGGCCTGGGTCTTGGGTCATGATATGGCGAGGGAAACCAATAGTCCATGAGTCATAGAAAATACAATAACATTCAGTGAAGATTTCGTGATCTCCACGTTTAATGTCAAGACGGATCTTTCCTATAACCTTAGTCATTGTCTTCATAGAACTGGCGACACTAGATTGATGGGCAACTCTTCCTTCATGATGAACAGAAGAGCGGGCAATTCTTCGCTTGTTGATGTAGAAACCTTTGCGAGCACGAGGCATAGATTCTGACTGAGGGTTCACAAAAGTAGGATTCGCAAGAAGACTGAGGAGAACTGTCGTAAAAACGGACACAACAAGAGCACCAACAGCAATAGCGGAGATAACTTTCTCACGATCATAGTGAAATCCACGAAGACTTCCTAAAGGGACATTAGGAATAACGGGGAGATCACGACCATCGTTGGACGTGACGCGTTTCAAGGCTTCATTCTTTGCAGAAAAAGCATTGTAAAACGTCTTGACGGGAGTAACATCGACAAAGAAGTATCCAGTGAAAAGCACTCTCATTTTAAATCTAAAAGAGGTGAGCTTACCAGCGAACACATAGGCTTTGGAGGGACGAGTAACACTCCAACCTTCGAGGGTAATGTCAGCATCAGGTTCAATGTTTTTCTTGTGGACAACATCGAGCATGGCTTCAAACGAAGGGAGTGAATAGGGCTTAGAGAAAGTCGCATGGAGAGCGCGAGCTTCCTTAAGAACTTCAGGGTCATCAGATTGGACAAGAGCAAGTATGTCGTCGTAAATATCTTGGGCATGCTTAGATCCGTCGAAACAGAAATGCTTGCTAATGTAAGGCAAAGAAACCATTTTACAACGCATACGAACATCTTCTAATCGAACTTCAAGAAACTTGGGGGACAAGCGTCGTTCTTCAACTTCGATCATCAGGTTAGATAAATCATCTTTCCAAGCCATTAAATCCTTATAAACAGGTTCAGGATCGGCTTCAAAAAGTTCTTCACTAGACACAGAATCAGAAGAAAGAAGAATTGACTCTTCTCTTTGAGGTTCAATAAATTGAACAAGAGGAGAAAGAACGGCAGGAACAGGGACAACAGCAGACTCGAAGAAAGAGTTATCAAAAGGCAAAACTAGTTCTTCAGCGACAGGGTTGGGGACGAGACGCTCAACTTCACGAATTTCAGGATCCTTTTCAGGACCTTTAATATTCGCTTCAGCAATCGCTTGCTGACGATGAGCATAAGCAAGGGTTTCGTCATGTTCTCTTTTCAATGTCTTGAGTTTTAAAGGCTCATTAACACTGAAAATGGAAAAGAAAGCAGGGGGGAGATTTATTTCGGGAACAAACATGGCGATGCGAGAAAAACGAAAGCCATCGAGAGTATATTTCCAATTAAAATCACCACCATGAAAATCATAAACATGACAGACAAGAGGGTGATTTGAAGTGATGAAATGATCTTCATCATTCAATTGCATACCTAAAGCACGTTGATAATTTCGGAAAGAACATTCATACTCATAAGGGTCAAGAGGCATGAGGCAACACACGTTCTTACCATGAGCAGTAACATTTAGGTAAACACGAACATCACCTTCTTCATGGTTATCAACAAGATCTTTAGCTTTGTACTTCAGAACGAAGTCTTTAGCTTTGGACGGGAAAGCACCTTCAGGCTTGATGTGCTTGCCAAAAGTACCACTAGGAGCAGGGGTAATCTCTTTAGCAGGCTTGCGATCAAGGTTGAGGGAACGGAAATTTGAACGCTTCTTGCCGTTACGAATTTGCAACAAGTAATCGACAAGAGTTCTGAGACTGATAGCACTTTCAAGTTCAGCTGGAGTAGCACGCCCACCAAGAGGGTGAGGGGCTTGCATTCCAGTTAAACCATGATATTTAAGACGGTGACCATCTTTAACAATTTCAAAGAGATGATATCGGAGCTTGATATCACCATCTTTAGGCATTTCGTTAAGAGGAGGACTAACGACATTGCAAAACAAAACACGTCTTGCGTAAGCCATAGGATCGGTCATCTGGGAAGTATCACGAGTGGGAAGGTCGGGTCGGTTCGTGGTGCAGAAAAGGAACTCAGCACCAGTAACAATAGTAGATTTCTCTTCTATTTTCGAACTATTAAGAGGAAGGGGTTCATTGTTCCACTTAATAAGGGTCATGATGGAATCGAAGTCATCAGCTTTTTCGGTACTCTGACGAACTTCATTCATTACAACAACAGGACGAGGCTGTCCGTTGAAGTAATAACCATCACCATCAAACTTCGACTGGGGATCAACATGATGAATGTATTGTTCTACATTATCAAGCAGAGTCCAGCCAATAGCTTCGTTGAGAAGCTTAACGATGGTTGGAAGAGCACTGTCTTTCAAGGTACCGGGGGCACCATAGAACATAACAGTAACACATTCGGGACGATTGGGATCTTTCGTGGCGAGCTGATTGGCAGAGGAAACAAGAGGCTTAAACGAGGTAATACGGGCAGTAAAACCTGTAATAAACGGATGAGTCTTGTACTCAATGAGAGATTGTAACAACTTATCACCAGCAGCGGCGTGAGCACCAACTTGCTTAGCAATAGTATAGTCACGATCTTCATTCACTTTCTTCTCAAGGACATAAGAAGTAGCGATCCAATCAGTGATCTGGGAGGCCTGGATATGAACATCCTTAAGGGAATAAGGATATCCAAGGAAAATGGTACTGACCCAATCAACAAAAGATGAGGCAAATTTTGTCAATCGATCAGAGGCAGTTCCGACGGCATTAAAGGTTTGGACGGTTTTAAGGACGTCATAACCTTGGTCGAATCTACCTTTACCAGCCATATCATCAAAAATGGTACGGGCTTGAGCAGGACGGGGATCGGAAGGTTCGTGTGAAACAATGTGTACGGGGTTCCAAAAGAGCAGAGGAACACCAACCATACATAAAAACAATCCAAGGACAGGATTGTAAGTAACAGCAACGAGTACACAGAATGTGATAAGGGCAATCTTAAAAAGTTTGTTATCAGTATTAGAGGCAAGATACAGACAAGCAAAAACAAAGAAAGAAAAACCACATAAAGTGATAATACTCAGAATGTTATTAATAGTTTCCATTGAGATACCGAGGGTATCAACAACAAAAGTTTTAATAGCGTTAAGAGCGAGGGAGGAAGCTTTCTTTACCCATTTAGCTAATTTGATAAGTAGAGGACCTACGTTATCGTAAATAGAATGGGCAAGACTGGAAATAATGCTATAAACTTTGGCAGCAATGTTTTTAACTTTTCCAGCGGTTTCGGAGCAGCATCCTTGGTAATCAATTTGGGGCATGATATACCGGTCTCTTACAACCCATTTCTGTTGAGAGTGAAGCCAAA